AGTACCGGCACCCTTGAGGGCAGCAACTGACGGCTCGCCACGTTGTGTAAATAGAATACCTTGCCCTGCTGCACGCGCTTCCGCTGGGGTCATTGGGCTTGCTGCTTCTTCAGCTGCCTTCTGAGCCTCACGCTCCTGCTTGCGGAGTAGACGATTCTGTTTGGTGATTTCTTTTTGTTCCGCCTTAGTTATCTTTGGCAGCTTAACTTGGCCACGGAACAAGTCTAACTGGCGAGGCGGAGTAACTGGAACTGGTACGGTAGGGAGACCCGCAACCGGAGCAGGCGGTGGAGAAACTTCCGCCTGCTGCCTGCCTAATTGCTCCGCCTCATAAGCCGCGATTTCGTTCTGCGACTGCTGTAAGGCAAGCGCGTTCTCGACTTCGCGGTTATTCTGTTCAATCCGTGCGTCTTCCATTGCTCGCATCTCAGCCTCTTGCTGGGCTTGCTGTGCTTGCTGTTGTGCTTGCTGTTCTTGTTCTTGCTGGCGTGCAACTGCTTCTTGCATACGCTGCTGTAATAGGTTTGGTTGTGCCTGCGGCTGCTGTGTTGCAGCTTGTTGAATAGCCTCACTTACGTTCTCTACGGGAACTGGAGGTGCTGGCGGCACTGGGGGTGTAGGTGGGGTATATGCAGGCCCATCAAGAGCAAACAAATCACCTTGGTCTGGTTGCACTCCGCCCGTACGATCAGACAGGGGCTGTCCTGCCTCCATAGCTCTGTCTAAGCGGTTAGCTTCAGCTATCTCACGCTGCCTAATTTCGTTTTGTACTGCTTGTTCTTGTTCTGCAGGGTTTACTGGTGTAGGGGGCTGGTTAGCAACACCCGCTACCTCTTGCCTAATAGCCTCGTCTTGTTGGGCTTGACCAAGGTCAGTAATAACTTCCTGTCTTAGGGCTTCATCCTGTGCCCGCAATGCCGCAATATTTGGGTCAAGCTCAGGCGCAGTACCAAGTCCAGTGCCTTCTTCAAATAGCTCCTGTTGTACTGGGCCTTCACCCTGCTGTGTTCCTTGCTCCTGCTCAGTAGGCGCACCCTGTAGGATGTCAGCTTCTTTATTAGACTTAAGGTTAGCGATACCACCGATAGGCGCACCAATAGCAAAGCCTGCGGCAAATGAATTGATTAGGCGTGATAGAGTTTCATCTGATTCGTACTCACGACCAGTGTAGGCGCTCGTAGCACCCATAATAATAGATTCTTGGGTTGCTTCAGTGGCCCCCTCTAGTGTGCCGCCCACACCAGCACCTGTTGCACCGCGACGTAAGCGGCTACCTTTAGAGCCTCTGGCTATGTTGCCAAATATCTTAGCACCTACGATAAACTCAGGGATTGTATCTAGTAGTGCATACGGAACAGCTGCGCTAAGCGCAGTCATCTTGGCTCCAAAGTCGCTAGGGTCTACACCGCTTTCGAGAAGCTCTGAGTAAACATCTGATGAAGCGATGCCAAAGTTGTTTGCGTAACCTAACGTAACTGCTCCCGCAATGCCTGATGCACGCTTAAGAACTTTACCTTGGTCAGTCTTCATAAAGGCTTTAGCTGCTGCTTTACCTTTAACTTTTTCTTTAGCGTAGGCTTCAGCTGCTTCCTTGACAGCTTGCTTAAATGCTGACTTACCTGTAATACCAGCAATAGTACCGCCGACTGAGCCTAATCCTGGCCCTGCTGTGGCGGAACCTGCAACGAAACCGATAGCACCTGCAGCGATAGTCTCAAGAAGCATCGGGCCTTGTGCGCCAAGGACACCAACAAACCAGTCAACTGGGCCGATGTCTGCGTCACCCATACCAATATCGGTAAACTCTGTGTAGAATGGTGAGTTCTTGCGTATGTCTTCTTCCGCACGCTCCATGACCCCAAGGCCATACTCTTCTGCGCCAACAAGTACAGAGCCAGCGCCAAATAGGGAGCGTAGCTGTGCCATACCAGTGTCAAAGTTCTCAGCGAATCTGCGGGAAAGCGTAGGGTCTTTAATAGATTTGATATACTTGCCGTATTCCTGCGGTGTAACTTGCTGCCAGCTACCAGTAGGGGGAGCTTGGCGTGGGCCATCTAGGAATTGCTCAGACTTAAGAGCATTGTCAGCGTCGTCTAAGTCAAACAGCGAGCCATTCACAAACATCTTGTTCTGCTGTGGGTCAAACAGAACATTAGGGCCAGTAGGAGCAGGGCGTTTTACCTCAGGCATAGAGAACTGAGACATACCTTTAGCGTACTCAGCATCAATCTCTCTGCCGATAGCTTCTTTTTGACCTAGAAGATTACCCATCCCTATATTAGGAGCAGGATCATATGGATTGCCTAGCGGCTCTATGTCCATAGCTGCAAGGGTAGGGCTACCAAATGCTTTAAGTCCCGCCTTAGCCATTACCTACCTCACTTTGCTGCGGCTTTGAAGTCATCCGCTGTTGCCCCGCCTGCGTTTAACGCCTGAGCTTGCCCAGGGCTAAGAGGGGTCAACTTTGGCCTCCGTACTTTTTCGCCGTTTATTGTTTCCTCTACAGCTTCTGGCTGGAGTAGGAAGTATTGTCCATTATCATAGATTAAAGCGAAGCCATCGCCAAGGGCTTTGAACTCACCCTTACGTTGTTTAAGCTCTTCAAGATATGCTGCACCTGCATTATCAAGGTTCTTAAGTTTAAGATCCCCCAGCAGTTTGTCACGTTGTTTAGTAAGCTCAGCCTCAAGATCAACGCCTTTTTCAAACAAGTATGTCTGACGCTCTATTTGTATTTTAGTCTGGCTTTCACGATATGCTTGGCTGTAGGTACGCTGTAGTTTATCAGATAGCTCAGCCATAGTGTATGTCTGCTGACGATTTCCATTAACCATAAGGTCATACTTGCCGTCTGAACGTGGCACGATCTGAATATCCAAGCCAGAGAACGCTGATAGAACTGCGCCTGCACGAGCGGTGGAGCCAAAGGATAAATCCTGTAGGGCTTGCGCACCCTGTACTAGAAGCATCTTGTTATCGAACTCTTGCATAGCCACTTTGGCTTGGTTCTGAGCGTCTAGGCCGCTGTTGCGTAGGTCGTTAGACTGTTTAATAAGTCCGTCAGCTAGACCGCTGTATCTTTCAAACGTAGCAATCTGGCCGTTAGCCAGTGCAATATCTGCAAACCTGTCGTACTCAGCTGCTTTTGCATTGTTAGCATTGATCTGTTCGTTCAGAGTTTGCAGCTGGCGATTAAGGTTATCGACTCCTAGCTTCCTACCATTAAGCAGGTTCTGCATTTCGATCCCGATGTTAGGCGGATTCTGCAGGAACTTAACAATCTCCTGCTCAGGCTCTTTTACCTCAGTAGTAGCAATAGATTCTTTTTTAGTACCATCTGTATTGGTTACTGTCTGTGTTTGTGTTTGTGTCTGCACACTAGGCATACCAACCGTATTGCCTTGTGTCGTAGTGCTAGTGCCAGTTAATGCTGCATCAGCTTCAGTTACAATCTGAGCGTCTGTTGGCATGTTGGGTTGGCCTACAGTATTACCCTGTGTCGTAGTAGAAGCCCCAGCGAGTGCACCGCCTTGCGGGTAGTAATAATCAGCCACTTGCCCCATGTAGCCCCGCATACCTAAGAACGCAGAGTTATATTGAGTAACTGTAGCTAAGGTGTTTGGGCCTGAAAACTTTTTAACGTCTGAGATATCGTTGACGCCGATGTATTTCCCATAACCATCAAAATATGCAGCAGCTTGAAACTTTTTATCTACGCCCTTTAGGCCAATCATCTTAAAATACAGCAGGCCAGCAGCAATTTGGTCGTTAGTATCGGTTAGGTTAGCGTGGTTTTTAGGTAGGTTTGCAGCAGCTGAAGTCATGCGTGACCACTGCTCATCACTCACCCCTGAGTTTGCAGGGTTAGCGCCTTTGAAGTACGCCTTAACATCCTTAAAGGCTAAGTTTTGTATCTGCAGAGGCCCACGAGTAGATGAGCGGCTGTCGAATTTTACGTTGCCGAAGTTGGATTCAATAGCTAGCAGTGCTAAAGCTTCACCTTGGTCAATACCAAACTGGCGAGCTAACGCAGTAGTAGAGTTAGTAATACCATTCTGAAATTTGTTGTTCTTAATAGACTTTAGTGCATTAGCGATATACTTGTTATCTACTGTAGCAGCAGCTAGATCGTCCGCAGCACTATTAGTTCGGGGAACAATCTCAGTGTTTGTAATACCTCGACTACGGCCTTTAGTAAACGCGTCAGTTAGTGGGTAATTCGGCATACCCATTCGGTTAGTAAGAACGTAGCTGTCACCTATCTTCTTGATGTCATACTCAACACCATTGTGGATAACTACCTTGCCGCCGTTCTTATCTAGAACTTTCCACGGAAATCCCTGCACATGCAGGTCAGTTTTATCTGCATCTGAGATGTCATTTTCAGAGACCACGCCGTCTGGAAACAAATTAGACAGGTCAGGGTCTTGGAACTCAGGCTTAGGAATCTGGTTATTAGGAATATTTTCGTTATCGTTAGGGTTAATAACAGTTTTGCCGCTGTCAAACTCAGGGACAACAGGTGCTTTCGGCTCTATATATGGATCTTCTAGGGGCGGCTTCCCCTCTTGGTCTGTTACTTTATCCGCTTCATCTATACCTTGCGCCACACCACCTTCTTGATCGACAGGATCGACAGGTGGTACAGGAATATTACGCAGGCCAGGTTGTTGTAGGTTGTCAAACGCAAACGCATCATTGGGGTTAAAGGGGGCAACTTGCCGCACAGCCGCAGGGTCTGCAGGCTTAGCAGAGTTCATCATGTCTTTGGTAAACTGGTTCTTACGCTGCAGTGCTTGTAGTCTACTAGCAGACGTTACCGCTCCTTCGTAGTCCTCCGCCGACTGCATCCCCAGTGCGCCACCTATAAAATTTCCGAGCAATGCCATTCGGTTTACTCCTTATGCGTAATTATCAGCTTTAAGCTCAACTGGGCCGTTGATACCTTGGAAAGTGTTTGTATTAACCCCAGCCTTCTTTTTCTTTTTTGCTTTGTTGCTGTTCCAATAGCTATCTGCGCCGTAGCCAGTGCCCGATGTGGTATTGAACCCAGCAAACAAGTCAGAGATATTTTTACCCGCACCTTGTGAAGCTTGGATAGCTGCGTCTTCAGCTTTCTGAGTATCCTGAGACAAACTCTGAAGTGCGTTAGTGTACGTAGCAAAGTTTGCAGAGTTAGGAATCGCTGATAGCCCAGCTTGTGTCACTTGGTTCTGAGCAGTTAGACCCTTCTGGAATCCTTCGTCGTAGCGAGAGCTAACATTACGCGCTGAGTCTAGGCTCATACGGCGCTTTTCTGCTTCGCTGATGTCACGGCCACCGCTCTGCAATGAAGCTTTACGGTACTGCTCACGCAGCTTACGTTGTTGGTCAATGGCTTCTTTGTTAGCCGCTTGGAACGCCATGTATGTAGGATCGTACTGCTCTGCTTGCTGTAAGAAACCCTTAGCCGCATCCATCTGGGCGTTAAACGCAGCCTCATCGCGTTCTTTAAGCTCTGCGAGTTCAGTTTTACGCATCTCAAGTAGCTCACGCTGTTCTGGTGGCATCTCTGGATCAGGTGCCATTGCCGCACCAAGTAGTTGAGCACCGGCCTGCATTGTCAAACTAGCCAAGGAAGCAGGGTCTGTGACCTTACTGACAAGCGCTGAGCCTGCGTCTTTCATGTATGCACCTGACTTAGCCGCAAACGTAGCGTCAGGGCCAAGTTGTTCCATCGCTGTTTTTGCAGTTCCAGTTGTTGTATTATTAGATAGTTTAGCGGCTGCGTCGCTTACACCTTCAGGATTTCTAAGGCTAGCATTCTGCAGTGTGGCTTCGCCTGTTGTAGCGTCTGCTAGTGTACCACCGGTTGCGTCACTGGTTAGCGTATTGCCTGCATCTGTAGTATTTAACCCAGCTTCTGTTCCGGTCTGACCAAAGGTGGTGCCGAAAGTGTTATTAGCTGTCGCTTGAATGCCTGTGTCTGCCACGTTACCAAGACCCGCTCCGGTACTTTGTGCAACACCGTAACCACCGATACCGCCGCCGATTGCGCCCATAATCGCGCCTGACTTAACATCGCCGCCCATAACTTTAGCTGAGATAGCTCCGAGTCCTGCACCGACAACAGCCGAAGTCACCGCCGCTCCCACAGTAGTGGCAGCAAAAGCCGATATAGCAGAAATACCTGCTGAGGCTACAAGCGAGCTTGCAATAGCAGGTGCTGCGATTGGGATAGCAACTGCAACAACGACAGCTAGGACTTTCTTAACCCCGCCGCCGTGCTCAGTTGGTTGAATACGTCTTATGATAGTTCCGTTAGTGGGCCTAAGTGCAACCACCATCGGGTTTATTGTGATAGCTGTCATTTTAGACCTCCATTAAATCTTGTTTTAGTTGGACATATTTACGCTCAAAGCCAACAGTTGAAAGAATACGCTCCATTCCAGGGGCTACCGAGCACTCAATCTGTGTAACACCACAGATACGCGCCCATCCACAGACATCAGCCCAGAACTTCTTAATAAGGTGCCGAAGGTCTTTACCTCCCATAGCCACAACATTCATAGCTGTGTACTGTGGGTAATATACTAACTGTAGAACCAAAATTAATTTTACGTCTGGTAATTCAGTGTCGTCATTTTTTACTGCTATGGCATACATCTGGCCTTGCATGACGCTTGTATAAAGATCGTCTATAGTGCACTCACCGTGCATACCTTCTAGGCAACGATCTAAATGCGGCACACATTGTGCCCAATATTTATCCACTAACTCTTGAGTAGAAAGCAAAATAGCCTCATACTTTTTAGGCACGAGGTTCTCTGATTCTGGCTGTTCTACTACTTGTAAGGTCATGCTACGTCCGTCTTCCCATCTTTACCAATTAGTTTGTCGAAAAATTCAGTGCCTTTTTTAGCTACGATATCTTTAGGAATAACGTACTCGCCGCCTTCCACTTCAATTTCGCCGCCATTCTTCATCTTTACTCGTACTCCGCCATTGTCGTGGGATGGGCCGTTAACCATACCGCCAAACTCCATCTCTTGCATCGGAGGTTGTTGCATTGGCATCTGCTGCGCTGGCATCTGTTGCCCTGTAGATTCAATCTGTACGTCTGCCGCCATAGCCTTGGCTGCTGTAACAAGCGCGATAACTAGCCCTTGATCGTATTCCATTGGCAGATCATTTGGCCCTGCTAACCCACGATCAATAGCAAACTGTCTAAGCTGCGGGTACATAGCTGGGTTTTGCATAGCCACTTGAGCTAGCTGTGTTGCCATCTGAATCTCTTGCTGCGAAATTTCACCTGACTGGATACCAGCTTCAATAGCCGCACGAATACGCGCTACTACCTCAGGGTTCTTACTAAGCATGTCATTAACTTGCATGTCAGCCATTTGAGGATTAGGCATACCGCCTTGTGGCTGCTGAGGCTGTAGACCTGCTTGTTGTGGAGCCATACCCTGCATACCTGCGTTTGGTGGAACCATACCGCCTTGCTCGAATGTAGATGGTTGCATACGAAAATCTAATACGGGGTACTGAGGATTACCACCTTGGACACCTGTAGGGATATTTCCTACTGCCGCTTGGTTAACCCCAGGGGTAGGCGCTTGAATTAGTTGCTGTATACTTGGCGGTAAGTCCATAGATACAGTTGTTGGAATTGCTGCTGGTGTTGCTCCGCCAGCGACAGGAGTAGGTGCCATCGCTGCGGGTGTTGTATTTGGGGTCATAGCCATGTCACATCATCCTTTAAGCTGTCTTATTAAAGCATTTAACACTGTCCTGTTAAACGCTACATCATTTGCTAAAGTTTGCACATCTGTTAATAGCAAACCATAGTCCGTAAGTCCAGCAACCTCTTGGCCGCTGATTGTAAAGCCTGTACCCTTTGCGGATACCTGCCTCATATTCTGATCGGGTTGTTCAAGTAAAGTTATCTGGCCTCTAGTAACTGCTTTACTAGCTAGGTCAGCTTCACCGCGCAGGCCAGTAAGTAACTCCACGTTTTCCTTTACAGTGGTGATAAGTACACTCTGCCAGTCTGTGATTCCCCCTTGGGGAACTGCGGGTATTGCTGTAAACCTTGCCATTATGATGTCCTCAATCCGTAGGGTGTCTCTCCAAAGTGTATAGCTCTTACACGAGCGGAACCTGACACGCCCACTTCAAATGTATCCGATCTGTAGCCAGTTGGCAATCTGAATATGTCAGAAGTTTGTATAGACCCTTGGAAGACAAGCTGTTTATCTACCCAAAGTCTAAACGTTACAGGCTGAGTCCCCGTGTTAGCTTTCTGGTACTGTGTTTGTGGGTCGCCGTTTATGACGTATGTGTTAATTGAACCGCCAATAGTAAAAGTAACGCCGCCACTCTGGTAGTTAGTAGGCCCGTTAAGTGTGCCTAACTGCTGACTTCTATTCCAGATAGTTTGGTTAAAGTTTGCTAGCCCTAAGTTGTAGGCAATAATATTAGCAGCCTCCTGCGCAGATGTATCATAGTCAGCAATTACCCTAAACGCACCTAGGTTAAGGTAGTCTTTGGTGACAATGGTTTTGGACTTCCACTCCATAGGTGAGAGGACTTCCCCAGTATTATCCCACTCATATATCTCACCGTCATTACCATGAGTGTAGTACATGATGCCGGATTCAGGGTCTGTAAAGGCTGCGCTAAACCGGTATTGAATCTGTACAAAAAACCCACCGACTTTATCATCGCGCTCAAATATAAATGACTTGGTGCTGTGAGACCCAAAGTATTTCCCGTTATAAAAATGACCAACAATAGTAGACGGGTCTAGTGATGCGTTCCAAGTATCCCAGTCGTGAACAAACTGAGTTATAAGTTGGACACCGCCCCCACTAGGACTCCATGTAGCAAGGCCTCCATGTGTAGACCACACAACCCCATAACCCATATTAACAACAGACTGTTTGGACAAACAGGGGTATGGCGTGTCAATACGTGCTGACACCATTGTTGCTGGGTCGTTGCCAGATACTGAGTGCGGGAAGTCTTCTGTGAGTACAATTACATAACCTGCAACAGACTCAATAGCTACAATGTCGGAATCAAATGTTATCCTGTATTTTTCTGGCCACGCATGCGGCGTATCAGGGAATGAAAAACACAGCTGATTACCAAAAAACCCAACTAGAATATTGTTGTGTGAGGTTATAAGCCCCTGCATATTATCAGGTGGTGGGTCATACTCTTCTGATGGAATAATAGTTTCTAAGCTGGATACATTAAAATCATCTGTAAAGTTAAAGTCAGCGTCACCCCAGTACCTAGCAGCATTATCAAGACTTTCAGATACATCATGGTACACAGTACCCGCAGAAGCATTGGTCGTTCCAACATCAGTAGCAGTCTGTGCGTAACTAAATGTGTAGTCATCAGCAATCGCAGTAACTACACCGTCTGTAATGTTAAACGACGCAGTGGAACAATCTTTAATCTTAAACCTGTCGCCAACAATAAAGTTGTGTGGAAAATTTGTTGCTATTGTAGATACGTTACTAGCTCTCGCCACAGTGGCAATACTGATAGGGAACCATAACGTTGCTAATAAAAAGAAGTCCGTGGCAGCTGCAGAAGCTACGCTTCGGTACAACCTAATACCACGGACAAAGTTATCCCCCGACGGTTTAGCCGAGGGCAGGGAGGAGACAGTTACTGTTTGGCCTTCTTTGATGTATAGTTCGTTAGATACATTGGACGGTATGGATTCTTCATCCCACGGAGTGACAAACGTAAAAATATAAGTTCTAATTTGTGTGTTGCCTGCAAGGTCTGCTCTACCTGTGTTATTAGATGTCTTACTGACTTGATCGCCGGAGCTAAAATACTGAAACTCTGTAGCGCTTGTTACAGTAATCTCTACGTTCTTGGCGTTAAACCCTTTAGCCTCATCAGAAGTACCAAAGTCACGTATAGTTACAATGTTGCCTGTACGTAAGTTGTGGGCGGTATTACAGAAAAAAGTGGCTGTATTGCCTGAGTCGCGCTCGTAGTGAGTAGAGTTAACAACAGTAAAAGATGCTGCTGTCACGCTAGGTGTAGTGGTAGGGAGCGGTATCCCTAAATCGTAATATCCATTAGCAACTGGGTATGGTTCGCTGCCAGCTGTGGCTAACGCATAGTCAGATACTTTAGGCTTTCCGTCACCTGTGTAATAGAACCTCTGCGCGTTGTCTGCGCTATCTGACGCAACAGCAATGTCAACATCAGTAGCCCAAGACAGCCACACAAGCGCATTGGAGGTGGGGTCACGCAACGCATGAAGGGTTTTAGCTTCAACGTTACGTTCTGTATTATCCACTTCTTTAGGCGTGTGGTAAGGTAGCAAGTCGCCAGAGTAAAGCTTTACGTTAAAGGCTTCTTGGGCCACGCCGTCAGGTAGCAACTCCGAAGATATCTTCGGTGCTTCGCCTAGAAACTTTGTAAGCTTTACTGACGCCATTAGTTCACCATTTTTAACGCAGCTTCAAGCGTCTCATTATTTCTGCGAGTCCAGCCTTTACCGAAGCTATCAAATGTAGAGAGGGACTCATAGAAACTTTGCCTGATATTCTTGTAATTTTCAAGTGTATTCTCAATCCCGTGATGTTCGACATATTCATTAAGAGCGCGTAAAGTATTGGGGCCAATACCCCCATCTACCTCTGTGCCAATCATTTCTTGTAGTTTCTTAGCCGCTCTCCCAGGCCCAGAATTTACACTCCAGTCAAAAACAGCGAGGTCAAGTCCCGCAGGTATGTGTTGGCATTTTGCTCTCAGCCAGTAGTTCTTCTCGTATATTGGAGCAACATCTTCTGGTGTAAGCTCCTTCATATCCTTAGTGCCGCCCCACTCTTCGTAGACACGTTTAGTTACACCAAGGTTTGTTTCGCCACCTGGATCTCGGGGGTGGTTTACCCAGCCGCCTTCGTGGTGCAATATAAGCTCTAAGCAGTGCTGAAAGTTATCTTTACTCATTTTGTTAAGCCCTTTGCCTTTTCATAGCTACGCATCCCGCCTAGTCCTAATAATCCTAATAATACAGTCATTAAGCTGTCCATATCAAACTGAGGGTAGGCTACTGGCTCAACTCCCATATAGGCAGTTACTACATCCATAGTCGGAAAGACTAAAAAGTGAGCGAATAGAGCCAAGCTACAGCACCAGCCAACACTTGGTCGCCAGCCCGCCACAAATATATTCCGTGACTTTGCCTCTTCTGCATTGATAGCCAACTGACCCTTGGCAAGCTCTTGAGCGTGACGTTCAGCCATTGTAGCTATTTCGTGAGCCAGCTTGTTCTTCTGGTCTTTGTCCTCGACAAATTTGCCGATTAAATCAGTAGCTGGGCCGATTAGTGCTTGTAACATTAGTATACCTCTCCTATCATTAGTCTAACAGCTTCGCCACTTGCGGCTTACCATCTGGGCCGGTTTCAAACTCTACTTCGCGTTTTTCGCATGAGTACCTAGTACCTTTAGAGTCCTTCCATCCTAGCCGTTCAATCTTACGCTTTACACTTAAACACTCAGAAATACCATCTCTGTGAGTATATTCTACTGCTTCGCCGCCCATGTACAGAATAAGAACTATAGTTAAAACACCCATCATTCACCGCCGTTCCTTAGTTTTTCTAGGTTCTCTTCTAGATTACTAATGCGCTTTTCGTAGAACTCCAGTGTTAATTTTTGCTGTTGGTCATATGGAGCGCGGCCTTCTTCTATTTCGGTAGTTAGTTTTTCTAGCTCCGAAGCTATATGTTCTATCAACATAAACTGTTCAGAATCAGCTGGTAGACTACCCATCTCTCCGCGAGGCCACTTAATCCGGAACTCTGTGTTATGTTCCAGATCAGACTTCATCATAGTAATGTTTGTTTCAATTTGGTTTAGCCGCTCTATGATCCCAAAATAAGCCCAAGTAGCAACAGACGCAGCAACAACCATCGAAAGAATATTTCGAAGTGGTAGAGCTACTTCTGTGTTCTCGCTTATTTTAGCTGCCATACTCCAATCACTTCCTGCTCATCCACGCGGTTGTACCCATGTATGCACCGACGATACCTGCGCCTGAGATATAGAATAAATTACTTATGTCGGATAAAGCTGTAACTCTGTCTAACGGTATAAAAAACATAGACAGTGTAAAAGCACCCATTGAGATTAGCGTATAGCGAGCCATACGTAGTTGGGCTAAATGTTTGCGGAGGTTATCTTCTGTTTCACGAATCTCTTTAGCTCGTGCCATTTCTTCATCAGAAACAACGCCGTCGTCATTCATATCATATGCGTCGTATTTGCTTTGATCTTCTAGTTTCTTAGCTGCCATACTACGCTCCTCCTGCTGCGCGATTCCGCTGGTACAGCCACCAGACAAAAATCCCAAGAGCTGCTATTCCGATAATAAAACACACAACTAAAACAGAAACTTCTATCCACCACTGTATCTTTTTCTTGTTCGCCTCTTCTGCTTCTCTGCGGGCTTTACGCGCTTCTACTTGGAACCGCACCCAATCTTGCCAAAGTCCGGGCCTACCACAGTATATCATTATCTGCTTCAGCTCGTCTTCTTGCTCTTTAACGCGCTCTAAGGCCATAAACTCTTCGAAGTCTGTTGACTGATGAGCGGCCTTTTTCTTATTTACTTTTTTCTGTAGGGCTTCTTTTGCCCCTACAATTTCACCTATTTTACCTGCGTATTGGCTTAGCTCTCTCCCATTGGAGACAGCATTTTTTATGACTGCAAACGCTGCGTTAGCGGCAGCAAGTTCTGCTAACATCAGCCACTACTTTGTACCACTGGGTTTCTTCATTATGTTATACCCCATCTGCGTAGCTAACTTTTTTAGGGCAGCAGCAGACATTTGAGGAGTAACGGGGGTCTTGCCGCCTGAGCCATACTTTTTTATTTTGCCGCCACTACCATAAGAAGCCATAGGTTTTTTCTTATCAGTTTTCTTTTTGTTCATCATGCTGAACCTCCTATTAAAATTGCGCTGAGGATAGACCCCATGCCAACTATTATTGCACCTGCTGCAACAATTAAAATCCGCTCAAGACGGTCAACCCTAGTTATAAAGGTCTGATACCTTTCGGCACAGACCGCTTCGTGGGTTAGTATTTCTTGCTGTAGTTCAGCTACCGTCATCTTCGCCACTCTTAGCCTCCGTTACAGCTTTAGTTTGGTCGTCTATCTTTACCTCTACTTCTTCCGGCAAATCCGGTTCCTCTACAAGAACGCAACCCTCAGGCACTTTGTCTGCTGTTCTAGCAAACGTACCGTTAGGAAACATATATAGAGGAGTAGGTTTCATTACTCTTGCAACTCCGCAAGTTTTGCGTTCCACTCAGCTTCGGTAGGTTTAGGCCCGCCAGCTTCTGCTGCGTCCCACACTTTTAGGTTTTCGTACTCATACCCACCGGCTAGCACCCACCCGTCGCCGGTAGGGCTAAGCGCACGAGCTACTAAAACTCCAATAGGTGCTTCAATATTCACGCTATGTACTCCTCTACAACCCATGTCGCATTTTTATTATAGCTACTCTGGTAATTAATCCAATAAACTGTATCGCCGGTGCTCCATCTATACCCTTCAAAATAGAAGTGGAGGTTGCCTGTGTATGCCAATATGTTTGCAGTTTCAGTGCTAGTTTGGGCTAAGCCACCACCGTGAGCAGTATCGTAATAGATAGGGATATTCGCGGTAGTGCTACCACCGTAACCATCCATACCCCAACCATGAGTCATGCCATCTGGAAGCAGCCCAACAGTAAAATAATTAGCGCCCGCGTTGAATGTAGCAGGTGTGTTAGATAAACACATTTGCACTCTTATACCGCAACCTGAGCCTCCGGTATCATTATACATAGGGAAGCAACCGCGGATACGAAGATGTGTATCATTACGCCTTTTGTTATATGTACGTATATTTCCGTTGGTGGCCGGAGCATAAGCATCTTTGTTTGTGCCGTTAATTGAAATTGTTTCCCAAGCTGTTGTTGTTTGTACCGTTGAAGCACTGCTACCGTACCCTGAATTAAACGATCTGGAACTTACAATAAGCCCTGACGATCCGTCTACATCCGCAGGAAGTGTTACAGTCTTACTTGATAAATCTAAAGTATTTGCTAGTTTTGCATCGGTTACTACAGTATTATCAATAGTATAAGTAGCCCCAGAATTGCTAACAGTAATATCGCCATAGTCTGCATCTGCAACAGCTGATTCAGCTTGAATAGCTTCAAACAGAGCGGCTACGGGGCGTAGCTCAATACGGTCTCCAATGGCGAAAGCTGTTGCTGTAGTGTCATCTTGCGCACGAATAACAGTCATAGAGTCCGTGGAACGCGCAGTTACCTTTACAATCTCTAGATTATTAGAAGTATCCACGAGAGTAGCAAAAAAATACTCGCCAGAACCAAGAGTAGGAAATCGGGTACCCTGCCCCGAATCAACGGTAATAGTAGTGTCAGTAGTATTAATACCAGCTGCAAGTGTACCGAAAGCATTATTTGAAACTTTTACACCCATTAGTGATCCCCCTCAATAAGTACCCAACCCACCGAGTTTTCGTCCCAGTAATAATCACCATCGCCATCTGGTCTTGCAGTAGGTGCTTCCCATAAGTAAGTTGAACTATTTAGCACCCAACTAGGAAAAGGTTGTGGCGCGTAAAAAGCATCTGCAACAGCGTCGTATGTAAAACCAACGCCAGCAAAATTTTTGCGTATCGGGCGATCCTCTGGATGCTGCCCACCGACGGTATTATATGATGTCTGGATCCACTCTCCGGCAGAACTATCTACAAAGGTGTCAAAAAATTCTTCTTCCGCAACAATAACTTTAGTTACAATTCCGTTAACTACTTTTGCGTAATGTGCCATGTTGCCCTCCCTATGCTAACTGATACCGTATGACTACAATACCTGAGCCGCCATTGCCGCCTTTAAAAGTTCCGCTTCCAGGGCCACTGCCGCCGCCGCCAACTGTAACAGTAGTAGAGCCAGGTGAAACAGAAACGCTAGTTAAAGCTCGCATACCGCCAGCTCCTCCGCCGCCGCCTGATCCAGATCCAGCTCCTCCGCCGCCGCCAGAACCTTTATTGGTGTCGCCGTTTTGGGCATTAGAACTACCATCGCCGCCATTGCCGCCGCCTCCAGTGCCGCCTTGGCCATCGCCGCTGTTTGTGCCACCACCGCCACCGCCTGCGTAAGTAACATTTGAACCTGTTCTAAAATCGTTAGCTAGACCGTTTCCGCCGTTACCTGCTTTGCTACCTGAAATCTGTGTTTGTCCAACTGCTCCAGCACCGCCGCCGCCGCCGCCGAGGTCTCCAGCTGTGTGCCCTGAACCGCCGCCGCCATTGTTTCCTTGTCCTGATGTCCCTGAGCCGCCAGGTGAGTCACCATTTTGGTCATCACCGCCGCCGCCTCCGCCTGAGCCGCCGTTATTTCCTGATTGAGCTGTGTCACTGTCGTTAGACCCGCCGCCACCGCCGCCGCCAATCGAGGTGTTCGACCCAAAACTACTATCATCCCCGTTTCCCCCTCTACCTGTGCTACCGGCTCTACCGCCGCCACCGCCTCCAGCGACAATCAAAATGTCAGAGCTAAGTGCCGAACTGTTAGAATCTACAACAAAAGAGCCAGAAGAAGTAAAGCTATGTACTCGGTAAGAACCATATGTTGTTATTGTACCGCCTGTAGGTTGAGCTAAAGCAGTTTTAGACACAGATCCAGATGAAGTACCGTCTGAGTTAGTAGCACTAATGGATACAACATTACCAGCTGTAACATTACTAAACACCGAAGAAGGCACTGTTACTGTAGCTGCTGTATCTGAAGTAGGCGTGACTGTTACGTTTTCGTCGATAGAGTCTGACGACTGAGTAAAATTAACGACTAAGTTAGCCGTCTGAAAACCTTTGCCAGTTAGAGTTAGTGTAGTAGCAGCCCCAGCATATAAGTTACCTGAAACACTATTTAATATAGCAATTATAGAAGAAATTTTTAACCAAGATGTACCATTAGAATAATACACAACGTCATCGTCAGTGTCATATCTAATATGACCCTCAGTAGCACTTGCTGTAGGTTGTTGTGCTGTAGTACCTTTTGGTAGCCCAAAAGACCCAGTGGACGAAGAACCTTTATCGTATGGATTAGCCGCGTCATCTAGCCCTTGAGCTGTAACACGAAGCTCAACCCTGTCTCCAATCGCAAACGCCCGAGCTGCCGTGCTCTCTTGCGCCCGAGTAATCGTTAGTACGTCTGTTGATCTAGCAGTACACTTTACAACTTCAAGATTGTTGCTTGTGTCGATAAGTGTGGCGTAAAAATATTCACCACTAGCAAGAGTAGGGAAACGAGCGCCTTGCCCACTAGACAAGGTAATGCTAGTAGCAGAGTTATTTATACCTGCGTTCAGTGTACCAAAGGCATTGTTTGCAAATTTGACGCTCATTTGTTAGCCCCTTAGTTTACAGTAACAGTCCAAGTAATACCTAGAGTGTCAGCTGCTCCTTTGTTGATAACAGAAAACACTGTGCGGCACAACATATCGCCACTTGAGCTGGCGTTAAACAAGCCTGCCTCTGTGATAGCGCCGGTACCCGTACCAGCCCCAAACGTAGCAACATATGCTACTGCGTTAGCTGTGACTGTCGTAGACGTAAGTGCTACGCGTCCTGCCTCAGTACCCAGTGCAGTATTATTAGCTGCCGCTGCAGTGCTACCTGTGCCAATAGCCATATGAGACAAAGCAGCATCAGTAGTATCTTTAAGCCGCGAGGCGATAAGATTTTTACCGGCGGTAACAACTAAATTAGGTATAATGGTTTCTTGAGTTACATTTCCGTTAGGATTTGTGACCGTGATCTTCAACTCACCGGTCACTTTGATAGAATCTTGAATCATGGTCAGCTCCTATTTACAAGATTGTTCTAGCACCTACCGTACTGTTGCCAGCATTGATAGGCGTTTGGTTGAAGTAGTATCCGCCCAAAGCTCGGTCATCTTCATCAACATCAGTATAATGAAAGTTGACAAGAAGTCCAGCTGAACTTGCATCGGGTAAAGTTATACGGTCTGAAGCAAGCATAGCAGTGTTAAAAGGTTCAGCTGCCCCTATAACGCCCGTATTAGGTACGTAGTAAGCAACACCTGATATTGTATATGAATAAGGCTCCTCAAGAAATCCTCTATACCCATCAGATACAGATACAAAATCTGGGTACATGTATTCAGAATCGCCGAGTGTTAATATTGTGGCCACGCTTTCTGTAGCTGTAACAGCGTCTGATTGTGGTGGGCGTATGTCATGTACTATAGCCTCAGCTGCAGTTACTGCGTCCGTCTTAGGTATGCTAGGCCCAAGTTTAATACCCTCCACAGCAGTAAAAGAATCAGTTAGTACACTATTAGGCTCTAAAGCTATAGCTTCTACTACAGAGGTCGCATCGTTATCAGCTAGCTCCCCTACCGCAATTTCCTTAACGTCCGTCTCAGTGGCCGTAGTGGCGTCTGCAAGCCCTTTATTAAAATCAAAGTCGTCAATAACGTCCGTAGCTGTAACTGGGTCTGGGTCTACGTCAGCATCAGATAAGTCAAAGTCTACGCTAGATGTAAAAGTTTTTATGTTCGACTGCACCGCGTTGACAGCATCTGAAGTAGGTAGTGTAACTTCATTTGCTATAGCTTCTGTTACCGACACAGCATCGGTCAATACTTTACCTACTTCAAAATCATCAATAGCCTCAGTAATAGCCACTGTATCTGATTTAGCTGGCTGTATTTGCCTAGTCGAAACTTCCGCCGCAGTTACTGCATCAGTCTTGGGTATATTAGGTTGGTTAGAGATAGCCTCAGTAATAGATACATCGTCGTTATCAGCCAGTTCTGCAACTGTTACTTCTTTAGCGTCAGCCTCAGTAATACTTACAGGTTCAAAATCTACCGCAGGGGTAGACGGATCAAAATCAACTATATCATCAAAACTTATGACAATCTGTGCGTCGGTAACAGTAACCGTTTCTGCAAACACTGGCTGCGCATCAAACACAGGGTCTGCGTCAGTAGGTAGCGCAACATCATCGGGTTCTTCTTTGAGTACATCTAGCGCTTTTGTTAGCTGAGCAGCAAACCCTCCCGCTGCGTCTTCGCCATCTCCCATAAACACAGCCTCAGAGACAAGATTAGTTTGCTCTAATACTAATGGGCGTGCTGCTGGGCTAAATATTATAGTGGCGGGATTAACTTTAGCTTCTATATAACTAGGGCGTGCTACTGCAACGCTAATATCGCTTACAACAGCGGCAGCGCCAATAGATAATACAGTTACACTAAGCCCTATCTTCATATGAGATTATCTCTAACCCTGAAACTCAGTGTTTCATAAACAGTCTGTGTGCCAGCGCCCGATGTTGATACAACAACCTCGCCCTCATACTGACCGGCATCTAAGTTAGTAAGAACGCCGCCGGAAAAATCAAATTGTACTTTGCCGTCTGTACCTGTGTTAACTAGGCTACAGTTAATCGTGCTAAGTAAAGTGCTAGTGTTAGCTTTGCGGAAACGAACAGATACACTCACAGACGACGGTGATAAGTCATACGGGCTATCAGTAGACTCATCAGTAAGCGTGAGGATAATTACTGGTTTAGAGTCACCTTTAACAAGTCTAATTGTATCTGCCATATTTCACCTCACGCAAATCTTTGGTTCTGTACACGCATAGAGCCTCTGCCTGTACCTAAGTTAGCTCTAGCCCTGCGCTCTGATAGTTTGTAAGCAAACTGTTTTGCGTGGTATGACGCTAGCTCTCTATCACTCCATGTGCGATCTGGTAACACCAAAAGATGCTGCAACGCCCCGTGCATAATTACATTTTCTAAATCATCTAATGGTGTCTGATCCATCTCGTAGGCTGTGCGTAGGGGCTTAAGAGCTACAATCATACGTACATCATAAACAACATTAGCGTCCGGTATTGGTGCTACAGCAAAATGATCTGGGTCTATAGATGTTATATATCTAGGAGTAGAGTGCTCATCTGACGACACATACGGCCACTTGGGGTATATATCGTGCAGCTGCTCTAAAGAAATTGGGGTTAATTTTTCCCCATTTACTGTAGCAGTTAAGATAGCATGCACCTCAGAAAAATCTGGTGGGTCATACGCATAATCATGCCCGCCTGGGTTAAGTCGTATCTGAGGTTGCTCATAGCGCCACGCTAGGGTGCGCTCACACGCCTCTATGGCTGCATCTCGTACATACTGCTCTACAACTACGTTAGGGGCACCAGGGACGCTTGGAGCGAGCCTAGTGACGATTTCTCTAAAAGCACGGTTTGGCATTATACAACATCCTCCCTCTCAAGTCCGCCACTCTCAGGATCAGTAATCGCACGAGACTGTGCGGCAACACCTAAGGCCTGAGTAAAGGATTGCTGGAACAACTGTGCACGTTGAGAGTTTACATGCTCGTTATCAACAGACTCTGCTATAAACACTGTAGCATCAATCACCACAGGGAAATAGGCATCCGGTAGTAAAGCAACAGTTTGAGTGCCTGTATATACAGCAGGGGTCTTAGAATACTCCCCGATTAATATCTGATTATCGGGGGCTTTAGGGTATATAAAAAATTTATTTGGGTTACGGACATGCCGCATAAAGTTTACAGTAGCTCCTGCTGGGTCATTCATCCATGTTGGGTATGCTTGATCCAGAGCTTCACGGTTTGTTTCAATAATCCCAGCCCCGTCTTTTACAGAGTAGATTTCGATCAAACGTATAGAATCAGCTGGGGCTGATTGCACAACAGAATTAAACGTACAGGGTATTTCTTCGATGGAAGCAAAAAGATCAGGGCGCAATACAGCTATACGTTTTAGGGCTTGGTTAGCGAAGCCCAACAATACATCATCACTATAACGATACGGTATATTCGTATCCTGTATGATGCGCCTAACCTCTGTGATTACATCATCTAAGATCATTCTTTAGCCCACGCTTCGTTTTCTGGTGTGTCTGGATCATCAGACATAAAATGCCCGTTATCATCACGCGCACGAACCAATCCTCTAGTCGCTTCATCTGCAAGCTCTGGCGGAGTAGTATCTGGCTCCTCAGGCACTTCAGTTTCCAAAGATACTTTAGACTTGCGCCCTTTTTGTTTCTTTGGGATAAATTTCTCTGGGAACGCCTGTTCCTCAGTGACTTCAACAGTCTTAGGGTTATCAGCTAAGATTTCATCCCACTCGTAAATTTCACCGTCAGTTATATTTTTAAGCCATCGTCCACTCATAATAGTCTCCTTACGCTTTCCAGTTAACTCGTTTAGACGAGCCTTTTTTCTTCATTGCGGCCTTCGCTGCTGCAGTTTTACACTGCGCCATAGTCGGGCGGCACGCAGGGTATCCCCTCTTACTATCACTTTTTGACCCACTTCGTCCACAAGGTTTACCTGTCTTGCAGTCAACCCAGCCTTTGCCGTTGTTCTGGCCAAACCATTTTCGTAGGGATGCACCCTTCTTACTTTTTCTTACTGCCACTTTTATTACCCCAGTTTGCGGCACCTACTTTCCTACATTTAGCCAAAGCGCCCGATGCGTACGCGCTGGGCCAAACTGAATAGCGGGCCTTTACTTTATAATAACAAGCGTCTTTTTTAGCTTTTGCTTTTGGAGCTGCCATTTTATCACCACTTCTTACAAGACCAGTAACGAGCGGTCATTTTCGAGGGGGGTCTGCTATCACACCCATGCCTCGCACGAAAATTCTTACGCCGTCCTGGCTGATCTTTTTTAATAGTCATATTAGCATCGCCGAAGCGAATAATTTTTTCTTTACCGTTTTGGCACGCTTTAACCACAAACTTTTTACCGCCAGAAACTTGACGTTTCGGTTTGTTGCAGGCCATCTTGGACTTATCAATTTTTGCCATTATGCTTTAGCCTTTTTCTGTGCCGTAGCGCTTAATTCTTTTAGATGAAATAAACGTTTACTGTTTTTGCCATGTGTTTTCCCAGAATGTAGCTGGCCATTAGGCATCTTATGTGAATCGCCTTTATACTCAGTCCCATCACGAAAATAGTGTTTCATATTTTTAGCCACATGTACCTCCTAGGTAGAGGAGGGGGCCGAAGCCCCCAACTCACTTTAGTTTATGAACAATCAACCATAACAGCTGTAAGTTTCATAACTGCTGTATCAGCGGCGTTGACTGTAACAACGTCGATTGTATCAGCAGCAGTGTAATACTTACCCTGCTCAAAGGCGTCAGTTCCGGCGACAGAGATATATGCTGCAGTAGCATTACCATTTACGCCGTCAAGGTAGCCATCTGGGTTATCGCCATCACCAACATCAAGTGTAAGTGTTCCGCCCTCAGCAGTAGTAACCTCAAGCGCCACATGTGTAACCAAGGTTTTTGCTGGAACTTTAATAACTTCCAAGATGTCAGCTGCACCCAATGCAGTCAAACCAGCTGCGGCGCGAGCCGTAGTGATTGCTGCAAAGTCCAGATCTACAGTTATGGATGAAACTCGGTTAATACCTGCAGCTACGTGCGCGGCACCAGTACCTAAGTTATATCCTTTACCATCGTTATAAGTAGCCATTATCAAGCCCTCCTATTAAAGCGTTACGATAGCAGTTGAGAGCGCTTCAGGCTTCACCACTTTGTAACCATATACTTGCAGGCCACGAATGATGTTACCAAAAGTTGTCTCAGACCGGATGGTTTCCATGTTTGTCATCTGTGATGCAAACGTAAAGCCCATCTTATGACCACCAAGTACGCTAAACTCACCGCCTGAAGTTTTCTTCAGATTGTGAGACACGTAAAGGGTGAAACGATCAATCATGCCGAGGCGACCATTCCGTAGAGGGGATGATCCATCGCCAGTGATAGATGCGTCTTTAAGGTCAGACTGCTTGATATAGCCAGCCATCTTGGCAGGGATAACCATGAAGCGATCCTGCTCAGGAGCATTAGCTTCGTCAAGTACGGTACCCATGTTGATGATGGTATCAATGACGTTAGAGCTTGTGATAGCAACAGGAGTACCTGCTACACCCAAGTTGATGTCGCCAGAGATGCGGCCAGCTGATGAGCCTTTGTTGTTTGCGCCAACGTCAGGCAACAGGTCTGTCAGAACACGCTCGTCGATCTTGATCTTCATACGCTCAGAAGCGTCTTTAGACCACTGATCCATCAATGCGATGTCAGACTGAACCTGATCAACATCGTCTTCAACACAAGCGAAGTATTCGCCTTTGTCAATTACGAGCTGCAGCTTCGCTTTGTCAGGGTTTTCGACTGCAAGAGTCTGGCCCTTAACGTAGGTTTTGATGGTGATCTCTGGAGTTGTACGGATATTAACCGTGTCACCCATGTTACGGATTTCACCTTCGTAGTCAGTGTTAGAGATTGCGGATAGGACAGTCGCATCGTAGAAGTTCTCGATGAGCTTGCCCGACCAAATCTCGGGGATAAAGTTGCCCGTGTAGTCCGGACGACCTGAAGATACTGCAAAAGCCATGTTAGCCTCCTATAAGTTATGCAGTGACAATTCGACCTTCTCTCTGTGCTGAGAAAATGTCGCGTTCTATTCGGCCACGTTCTTCTTCCCGACCTTTGTACTTACCTTTACGTACAGCATCAAAGAAACCTTCGATATCTGCTGGTGAGTATGTTTGGCCTTCAGATGGCATAGTATTAGTCCCTGAACGACCTCGCCCTGGGGATACTTGCTTCTCTAATTGGTCAGAAGGAACCTTCCGATTGGTTTGAGCAACTGGGGTACCGTTGGCCTCCTGCCATGACCTAAAGAACTGCGCCACACGATTAGAATCTAGATTCTGCTGAGCATCTTCTAGATATGTCTGGCGAGAAATACCTGTAAGTGGGTCAACATCTAACAGCCAAGATTGAAAATCTCCGTTGTTATTGATGTCCTGCCATTCAGGTATGATAGTGGAAAGCCTAGCCCAAAACGTCTGAGTTGCTGATTCGGCCTGTGCGTGCGAGATTTGATTCATCTGCGGTACCACGCTGGTCTGCATCTGCATTACCTGTTGCTCTAACTGAGACACACGATTATTGGCTTGCGCCACTTCTTCTCGTGCTGCACGCCGCATAACATCAATAGAATCGCCGTACTCCTGAACATCTTTATCTGTAATCAACGGATCACTAGACTCGGGCTGTGCAGCAGGTTGGTTATTCAATGAGCTAAGTAGCTGCTCCATTTGAGTAACACGGGATGATAACTCTCGGTTCTCCGCTTTCATACGAGGAACTTCTGCATTATACATACCCTGCAGTGTTTTGTACTTTTGTTCCCAAGAATCCTTGGTTTGGTTGTCTGATTCACCGTGCTCTTTGGCTACAGACTGAGGTGCTTGTTCTTCTACACTGTCGGCTACAACTTCCTGTACAGGCTGCCCACCGTCGTTAGCTGCGGCCTCGGGTGCATCACCCTGTGCCTCAACCTCTCCGTTAAGTTCCTTGTATAGTTCTTGTACTGCCTCAGATTGCATTTGAACTTGCTTTGGTATTGCCATGTTGGACGCTCCTATCGGTGTGCGTAATTATCAGCTGTCATTATGACTTTGCCGCTATTTCAGGGGACTCATTCACGAACTTAGAAAGCTCTGTAAGAACCTGACACCGCCCCTGTGCGAGTGCCACGCTCTGTGATGCGACGCTAGGTAGCTGCTCTAGCTCATGTTGACGCCATTCCGCTAGCCAGTCAGCTAGTGCCGGATATTGGTTCACACATGCGGCTAGTGCCTTAGTAACTTCAGGAGTAGGCCGGATCATCCTGCTGCTCCTGTGTCGCGGTTACTAACTGTGTTCGCATCCTGCCCACCTTTAGGGGTTCCGTCAGGCAATGTCGGTGTGCCGCCGCCAGCAGGCTGTTCGGCCTTAGCGGCCTCCAACTGCATTTTAGCTGACATACGAGTCATATAGCCTTCCTTCTCCCTAGACGGAATGATGTCGTCCACAGGCATTTGCAACCCTTTAGCCACTTCACGAAGAATCGCTGAGCGGCCTTCTTTACCAACGATTTCCATGTCGATTTCGTTGGCGGTTGCATTAAGAAATTCAAGACGGCGGATGTTAACAGTCTCTTTAACTGCAAGGTTGATCGAGCCTTTTGGCATGATCTCAACATCGCCTTTAATAGTTTCGTCTTCGTCATACCGCATATTATAAACAAACTGGCGGTGAACGATTGGTTTGATCACATCACTGTCGATGTGCATAACAACTTGTCGGATACCTTTACCGGCTGCACCCATAAGCATAGATAAGCCAGACGAAGTACGTCCCGCCCCCTGGACGTTAAGGTCGCCATACACGTAGGAAGGTATTCCTGAATGATCGTCGGCTAACTTACTAAACTTATCGTATACGCCTAGTAGTGTGTTTGCGTTGTCATCAGGCTGTGTAAACCTAACTGCAGGAGCGCTTGACCCCAGCGGGTCATTCATTACTTGCCAGATTTTCCACGGATGAAGTTGAGTGATGTCTTCATTCGGCGGGATACGCTCAAGATTAACCTCAACTTGAGGCCCACTAGAGATACCCATATTGTTAACCAAAGCACGCGCAGCCGCGTTACAGACGTTTTGTATATCTTCGATAATTTCTGGTATGCCGCTGCCCCAAAATGCTCCAGGGCGTTTAATAAACGATGTTTTAGCATAAGGCTTCTCTCCTAGTGGGTCATAGTTAAGGATGGCCTTGATAACATAATTACCTACAATCCAAACATTTGCGTCGTATTCACGGTGCTTATCTTCAATTTCTTCTTCGTCGAGACCCCACTCAAGAAGCATCTTGCCGGTTACTTTACCCCAAAACTCTAGGGCATCAAATGTCTCGGTAGGTTTATTGAACGTATGGAACTTACGTTCTTCTTCGTCTTTAGTTAACTCAACATCTTCATTGATCCAGCTTGAGCCGTTGCCAATGTCCAGTACCTTGCGTATAGCATCGTCATCGTACCCAGGTACGCCAACAAGATCAGCTAGCTCCGTACGGCTTAGGGGGTGATGCTCAAAAATATACCCCTCGTTTACTGTAGAAATTCCTGGCTCTGGGTAAATCCTAAAGGGGTCAACCCGTTCAAACTCAGGGGCAATAATTTCAGTTGCTTCAACAATAGTCTTTCCGTCAGCACCTTTAGTCCAGCCTAGCTTACGCTGCCTGCGAACAACTGGCCCTTTAACAAAAGCACACGGGTAAGTTACTAAATCAGTAATAAATTCATTAAACGAATCAGCCCAACCGCCTTGTGCAAACTGGTCTGCGATCTTAATAGTCATCTTCTGGGCGCGATTATCTGCAGCTTCAAGCAGCTTAAACCTATACTCTTGGCCTACCATTTCTTTTAGCTCGACCATTTCGTCGGCGTTTGGCGCTCTACCTTCATTCTCAACAATACGTGTAACTACCGCTGCAAAAGCGTTTTGTAGTTCCATAGTCTGATCAGGAGATAAATCTGGAATAGGTGTAGGATTTAGCCCCCAAGGAGGTGTTCCAGTATCAAGCAGTATGTCACGAAGCCAGCTCTCCGCCGCACGGCATTTAACTTCTGTGACACCCATATAGATGTCAGAACCGCCCTGCTCGTGGATATCGCGTAGTTTATCTGCTTCGTATTCGCCGTTACGCTGCCGTAATCCGCGAAGCATAATATTTTCGATAGGTTTTTTAGCTTGTCGTGCTGCGTCCCAGCAATGGCGTAGATGCCCTGTAAGGCCTAGAACTACAGAATCATTCTGGCGAGCAGCAAGTTCTTTATCTACAACTTCTTGCTCACGCTTACGTAACTCAGCATTTCCTATCACCTGTAGCATTAAGCAAGCCCCTCATCATCTTTCTTATCACGGAAAGTAGTTAGCCCTTCAGAAGCATTACCTGCTAGTTTGGCAAAACCTTTAGTCGCCGTTCTGAGATTAGCTGTTGGGTTCATATTTGTCATACTCTGCTGGCCTCTTTCGACCAATGCCGCACGCTGTGCACCCACTTGCTGCATACGCTCAGCCTGCTTAGCAGCCCTGTTCGCAGCAGTAAAACCTTCGCCGCGTAGCTGACCGATTCGCACATTCGATACAGATTTACTTACTCTATCCCCAGGAGCTTTAGCGCCAGCTCGGATATATTCGTTTGTTTGGCGTCGTCTGTAAGCTTCTTCACGCTCAGTAGCAAGCTTCTGCGCTGCATCTTTGAACTCAGAGCCAAAATACTCAACATCCCCAGGGCGCTCTAGAACTTTAGGCTTACCAATCTTAAATTTTTTATCTGGGTCTAACCCAGTGCCAGGAGCTTTAGCGTAGTCTACCAGCTTTGAATCATATGCTGTGTACTTAAGGCCGCGCCCGTCTTTACGCGTGTCAATAATCTTTGCCATTACATACGCTCCTCATCATCAATATCGTCCATGTCAACTCTGGTGTCGGGGTCGTTTTTATCTGAGTAGACATACCCGCCAGATTTGTACTGGCGTACTTTACGTTGGGCCATACCGCTAGTATCCATCTTCGGATTGTCCGAATAGACTACGTAAGGTTTACTTCCACAGCCACAACCACATGGCATTCCGTTTTTATTCATACTCACACTCCTGCAGTAAGTGTACACTTTTATTTATACATGGCAATAAGTTCTTACGCAAGTAAAGAAAATACCCCCTACGGGGACAATCCGTAGAGGGTAAGTTTAGGTAACTATGAAGGATGTCTCAATGACACCAACAATATATCAAGTCCAACCTGATGCTGCAACCCTTTTAACTTCCCGCCGCATAGGCATGAAAGAACCCTCGCCAGCTGTCGCTACATGTAACATAAAGTATTGTAAAGCTTCAGCTACGTGGGAATGATTATTTTTGTCAATGTTGCCATTCTTATGGTGGAACCTATACCCACCCATCATAGCTGCTTTAAGTTGTGAGCACTTAGGGTCAAGTAGGAACGCGCTATCGCCGTCCACATGACGCATAAGATAATCATCTACTGAAGACAATCTTGCTGACACATTGTTTGTTTTTGCCGGTATGACCCTAAACCCTTCGGCTTTAATGATGTCAACCGCTGATCGTTCATCTGTCTGGGCACGCTGAATACCAGCTGGGTCAACAACCACAAGGATCGGCGCACCGCTAAATCGTTCGTATACCATAGGTTTGAGAATCGTGCGGACGAATCTCTGAACCCCCATGTCAAAAGACACTGCCTCATCGAGAATTAGGACTCGCCCGCGAGGATCTTGTTGCCCGATTACTGCTGCTGGAGTCAACCCCAAATCCATACCGATAACGATAGGACGCACCCCATTGAGAATAGGACGCAAAGTCTCCCCAGCCATGTGATAGTCCGGTCTGAAATACTTATAGACTGGCTGACCTGCGGAGCTAAGTCCGTACTCTCCGTCAATGAAGACCCGTATATATTCTTCGCTGCGCCCTTGGGTGTCATAATATCCATCTGGTAAGTTCTCCACATTCTCTGCAAAAGTGCTACGTCCGGACGGTTGCTTAAACACATCCCACCCGTTGTCATTATAACTGACGCCATCCTTAGCGTCTAAGTGCTCCATCTGATAATACCACCATGTGTCCATAGTCGGGGGGTTAGTGTCACCCCACATACCAAACCAAGAAGGCCCGCCATCTTTCTTAGATGGAAAACGCCCGATACGTTTAGACATCGCGTCTACGATTTCGGCGTTGATATCCCTACACTCGTTAAACCACGCGAAGGTAAGCTCAAGAGAGTTCAAGTTTGCAACATCGTCAGCATCATCGAGCGCACGAAACATAATCTCGCACTCAACATCGCCAACCTTAAAGAAGTATGTCTTGGTCGTCCGCATGAACTGGCCGCACACCCCAGGTGGGAACCAATCAAGAAACGTTTTAATTGTAGTATCTGTTAGCTGGCGTACAGTCTCACGCACAACAGCGCACCGCGATTTACGTATACCTTGTTCGTTCGGCTCCTGCGCACTCGCCCGACGCACAATCTCAAAACAACTTGCAACAGATTTACCAGACCCAACCGGCCCCATCAGTACACGCATCTTAGAGTCTGACTGCATAAACTTCGCTGCAGTTCGTGATGGTGTAAAGTTAATATCTAATGCCATTTGCCAAACGCTCCCCGCCTAGCATTCCTATAACTGCGCGTACGTTTAGCCGCGTCTCGCCCAGCAGCAGTCGTATCAATATACAACGTCCTGTGCTTTATACGCTGCAGCTCCAACGCAAATTCTTCTACTGTCATGTTGGCCGCGTTCTTACCCGTGCCATCCCATCTTATTAGCATATGACTCATACTCATCTAAATGTGTTATATCCCCACAATACTTACACCACTGATACTCTATAGTGTTCTCCCCGCAATGCGGACACTGCTCAGACACTTCAGTTTGAGCAAGCAGAAGATCAACATTATCAAGAAGTATTACTGCATAAGGTTTTTCCACATTCTTCTTTCTTCGGATCTTCTGCTTATAACGTACGTTCAGCTGCAGCAAAATTGCCGCACAGCGCTCGCACTCATCCAGTGTTGAGAAGGTTGCCATCTTCTGCCCCTTCTCCTTCTGTGTAAACTTCGTCAATAGGTTCGTGATCAACGACAGTCGCTGGGAAGTCTTGACCCCCGAGGTTAATTGTAATTTTAACTCCGCCACTTGCACCCTCCGCGTTTACTTCGTTCTTAGGCTCTAAGCCGCCCCACTTAACAGTAGACTTAATAAGATCAGCTTTTACAGCCGCAGAAACATCTGGGCTGTGGATCAAAGTCCAACTTGTTGTTAAGAGTTCTTCCGCCTGTGCTCTGGCTTTAAGTTTAAACGTCATACCTTTTTCACGAACTTCGTCGCGGTAAGACTCGACCTTTTTCAAAAACACAGGGTCTTTATTAAATACAAGCAGCTCTTCTACCTTCAGGCTGTGGCGATCTTTGACTTCATCCAAAGTCTCGCCGCTTCCTTCTAGCATCAGTGCCATGTCCATCGCTAAGCGATCAGACCACTTGGTATGTTTAAGCGGTAACGTATCCATGAGGCAATCCTAGTCTGTAAGTTACGGAGCTGTCAAGCATTATGCTAACTTTACATCTTTATTTTTTGGGGTCTTGTTATGTGAGGTTTACTTATATGGGCGGGGGGTTGCAAAAAATAATCCATGTGCCCCCCTCCTGCCTGCGTGTGAGTGCGCGATAGGCGACGCGATAGGCGACGCGCAAGCCCTAGCAAAACTGCCTAAAACTAGGCTAACTTGACATCTATGTCAGGTTATGCTTGTATGTAGTTGTTGCTGATGAACGGCAACGACGGCGGGCGGGGAAGCCTACACCGCCACGCTGTTTGAAATCGTAGGTGTATAAGGAGTGTGTCATGCAGACACGTATTTTCGAAGGTCGTTTCAATGTCAAGTTCGACAAGGGAACAAAGGTTATCAGCTTAGCTAAAGCGGTTGATGGTAAGTATTCAGCACAAGACGCTGATGCGGTTGCTAAACTGGTGGTTGACGCTGGCAAGGCAAACAAAGGGTCGATAGACCGCTGGAGCTTTTACATCAAAGATGTAAACCAGAAGTTGAAAGACGGTGAAAACCTGAAGCCAGCTGAACTGGAAAAAGCTCTGAAAGCGGGATTCCAGCCGGTTGTAAAAGCTGGAAAGTGGGGCAAGCCAAGGCTTGACCTAGTCAACCCAACCGCACCGACCGCCAAGCAAAACGACAACATCGTGTTGCTTTAACCTTAACCTAGGCTGGAGCTTCGGCTCCAGCCGCTTCGAACTGGAGACGACTATGAAAATAGAAAAGCTAAGACGTTACCGCGTTGACTGGGTTGAGTTTGGAACACTTTACTTCCGCTGGTACAAGACTGAGGGTTCAGCTAAGAACTTTGCCCTCAAACTAATCCACGAAGTTCAGATTCCGCAACACCAAGTGAATGTGAGTCACCAATAACCAAGAAGCTGGGGCGGGCAATCGCCCCAGCCAACCTAAACAACTGGAGTGTAAACTATGAAAGTGTTCTCAATTATATTTAGTATGGCTGGATTCTTCCTGATGATGGCTGGAGTTGGAACCATAGAAGCAGATAACAGTATCGTCGGCTTCGAACTAATCATCTGGACGCTAATCACATTGATTGGAATGTTAACCTGGTTTGCTGGAGTGCTACTATGGCGAAGCCAGTCTTAATCAGATGTAAACCTAGAGAGTCCAGACGTATCGGAAGACTGATAGGCAAATAACCAAGGGGGAGTCGCAAGGCTCCCTCTCTTTTTGTGTCAAGTTTCTATTATTTTGTATATATAGACCCATAGCTCGGGGGGTTATAGCTCGCTTTAATACCAAGATTAGAGACTATCTATACTATCTAACTGGAAGTTTACACTATATCCTGTGTTTTAGATAGCCAAACTATACAACATGTTGAGAGAAAAGCCATAAGAATCAGGATATACAGGGCCATATGTACAGTATTACTATCTAAACTATCTAAATTATATAGTTTTTTTAACTATACCCTTCTCTACAACTAAATATCCTGTGTTATTGCTATTTGCGCGTAACACCACATAACCTCTAAAAAACTAGATAGTTTAGATACTTCATCGTAAGGCCTTGATATCTTTACAGTTTTTACTATCCATTTTACTATCTCTCTTGTAAAACATCGGCAGATACTCTAAAGCTTACACTAGATAGACAATAAAGACTAAAGGCCAACCAAACTTGACAACTGCCGAACAGCGATGTAAGGTTTGGTTGTTCTTCGGGACGGCTCTCTTAGAGAGTTTTAATCTTAACTTTTAACTGGAGGTTAGTCACATGGCTAAAACTTATGAAGGTAATCTTAACTTGGCATTCAACAAGGGCACTAACATGCTCTACTTACAACCCTCTAATGAGGGCAAGTATAATGCCACCAATATCTGTGAACTTGTAGCGTCAGCTATGGCGTTCTGTGATTCCAATCCTAAGGCAACATTCAATCGTTGGGATTTCTATATCCCCAATGTCAACCAGACTCTAGACCGTGACTCTAAGGAACTTCCTCAGACAGCAGTCAAGGACGCTATTGACCGTGGTGATACTGCGACTCTAGCGGCAGGTAAATGGGGCAAGCCTAAGGTCACTATTGCAGGGCCTGTAAAGCACATCAAGAAAGCGGACGATAACATTGTCCTGCTCTAATCTGTATCAGGGGATGTCAACTATGGCATCCCCTATCTGTGTTTCTAATGGAGGTATTATGCAACAAGTTTACAAAGCACAAACTCAGTCTGGTGTCTATGGTTGGTTCACTAATGGCTTTCTTGTCTGGTCTCTTACACCTGATGAGTATTCCAAACCTGACAGTTGGCACTCTGATACTGCGACAAGTAGAGGGTTTCTCTATGTCAGTCGTTGAGTGTGTACGTTGTAGCGGTCAGGTTCATCCTGACCGTTCCTCTTTGGGCTATGACACATGTCTAGTTTGCGGAGAGGTTATGGCACGGAAGCGAGTCTTTACTGTCGCTCCTATGCACAAGTCTAACTATATGCTCTTCACTAATCCTGAGGACTTGAAGGGTATCAACAACAAGGGAGGTAATGTCCGATGAAGATGTCAACTATGTTCACTTGGATACTGTACTGTGTAGTGGCGTCGATACTGATGTCACTTGCAGACAGCTACTTTGGATGGGGTCTCTATCAATGAGACGCATCCTCAACATTATCGGAGGGCTATCGCTAACTATAGCGGTAGGCTTCGGTATCGCCTTCATAGCCATCAACTTTATGCTTGGCTGTGAATCATGGGATGAGAGGTACTGGACTGAGTACAACTCATGCTTAACTTTACCACAACTCTGGGAGGGTTTAACCCGATGAGTAAAACAGCACTGAAACTATTCATGCTTCGGCATGGACAAGGTGGAGCAATCGTCACTGGTGATGATGGCAAGCCACTATTCTACAGTGACAAGATGATAGCTAAAGCCGCTCGTAAAGACGGTCAGGTTGTATCACTTGGCCCTGACCATAACCACTGCAAAGCACATGAGGAGATTAAAAATGCGAGCTGAATTGGTTCTTCAAACTATCAAGGATTTATTTCCTATTAAACGTCCGTTGTCTATCATCGGTAAGCCAGGGGGCGGTAAGACCAGCCTCGTGAGAACAGCCGCTCAGATGATGAGTATTGGATACATCGAGAAGCACATGCCTACTATGTTGGTAGAGGACTTCGGTATACCTGACATGGCAACCCAAGGTGATTCGTTTGGCTACAAGCTACCTGATTGGTATCCTGCCGAGGGTCGTACTGACATACCTGATGAGGGTATCCTTCTATTCGATGACCGTAACCAAGCAGGTAATGACTTGCAGAAAGTGCTAGCCAATATCGAACAGGCTAGAACCTTACATGGTGTGCCACTCAAGAAGGGTTGGATGGTCATCACTACTGGCAACCGCCAAGAGGACAGGGCAGGTGCTAATCGTATCCTATCTCACCTCGCTAATCGTGAGACTGTTATCGAACTTGACACTCACCTTGATGACTCAACCAAGTGGATGCTTGAGAACAATGTAGCAACCGAGGTAGTGGCGTTCTTACGCTTCCGTCCTAATCTGCTACATGACTTTGACCCTCAGCGTGACCAGAATCCAACACCTCGTTCATGGGTCGAGGGTGTCAGTGCAGTGCTTGGCGTAGTCAGTCCTGATGCTGAGTTCGAATGCTTCAAGGGTGCAGTTGGAGAGGGTGCGGCGGCAGAGTTCGTTGGATTCGTTCGTATATACCGTAAGCTACCTAATCCCGACAACATCATTATGAATCCTACCACTGCTGATGTGCCTAGTGACCCTGCTACTTTGTATGCACTGTCTGGCGCTATTGCAGAGCGGGCTACTGAGAACAACTTTGAGCGTGTCTGTACTTATGCAGAGCGTATGCCCCCTGAGTTCTCAGTTCTATCGGTGTCCTATGCGGCTCGTAAGAAGCCAGAGTTGGCTTCGACTCAAGCGTTCACCAAGTGGGCTATCAACCACCAAGATGTATTGTTCTAGAAACGGAGGAAACAATGAAACTTTCAGACAAAGCACTACTCACTCAGCTGTCTATATCCCAATGGACTGCTCGTAAATACGACAAGAGAGCCACCGAACAGGTGGCCTCTGCAAACTCTGCGGTTAATCAATCGGGTAGATACAACAAGTCTCTGCTACCTATGAATGACTTCCTTGCCAATGTGCATCAGAAGTCTACGCTTATCCGCAAGCGGTACTATGCCAACACTTTACCGTGGGGCATTGACGGTACACAGATACTGCCGAGTGCAAACTATCTGGCCTTTATGACTGACTTCCGCAAGGAAAAGTATGAGTGGCAGATGGTTGTCAATCAGTTCCTGCAAGAGTATGAGTCACTAAAGTATGACGCTCAGCGTCTGCTTGGCAATCTATACAATGACTCTGACTATCCATCCAAGGATGAGATTACTGCCAAGTTCGGTATGGATGTCACTATCATGCCAGTGCCGAGCGGTGACTTCAGAGTTGATATTGCTGACGATGAGTTGGCTCGTATCACTGCTGACGTTGAGTCTCGTGTTCAAGACGCGGCTCAGTCTGCAATGGATGAAGCATGGAAGCGACTGCATGAACGTGTTCAGCATATGGCTGAGAAGCTAGCTGACCCTGCCGCTGTATTCCGTGACACTCTGGTCGAGAATACCAGAGAGATATGTGCTGTCATGTCACGGCTCAACTTCACTGATGACCCTAACCTTGAGGCTATGCGTCTTGAGGTGGAGCAATCATTGACCAAGCATCATCCCGATGCACTACGCAATGACCCTGACCTACGCCGTGACAAGGCCGCTGAAGCCAAGGCTATCATGGATAAGATGGGTGTGTTTATGGGAGGTACACAATGACACTGAAAGAAATCGAAACTCTATGGCAGTCACGCAAGACTGCTATGGATGTTTGGCATGACCGTCTACACCAGATGGATAATGACATGCTTATAGCAATGTTGCTCGAACATATGCCGATGGTCAAAGCAGAACTTATTCTCAAGAGTATTGACTACGACATTCACATATCCAGAGAGGAGGATAACAATGGAACTATCGAAACGACTCAGTAAAGCCAAGACCGCACTGGTTCTTGAGCATCCGTTCATCGGCAATGTCGCCATGAATATGCCGTTCAAGATTAGCGAGGATGTGCCTACTGCCGCCACTAACGGCAAGCAAGTCCTGTTTAACCCTGACTTCTGTGCTGACTTGAATGATGAGGAGATGAAGTTTCTCATTGCTCACGAATGTATGCACCCCATGATGGAGCATAACTTCAGACGCCAGAATCGTGACCCTCGTAAGTGGAATCAGGCGGCAGATTATGTCATCAACAAACTGTTGGTAGACGAACACATTGGCAAGATGCCTGACTGTGGCCTGCTCAGTGACGACATATACAATGCAGGTAACGGCACAAGTGATGGCATCTACAACATCTTACCAGAGACACAAGAGGGTGAGAATGACCCACTTGACAACTGTATGGATGGCGAGGGTTCACCTGCTGAACAAGAACAGCAAGCGGCAGAGTGGAAAGTCAAGGTTGCTCAAGCGGCACAAGCCGCCAAGATGATGGGCAAGATGAGTGCAGGACTTGAGCGTATGGTTGAGAGTATTCTTCAACCCAAGGTTCACTGGTCTGATGTACTGCAACGCTTCATTGTCAAGCACAAGACTGATGACCGTTCATTTGCCAGACCTAATCGCAGGTTCATACAGCAAGGTATGTATCTACCTAGTGTGACTGGCGAGGCATTGGGTGAGATGGCGTTTGCTATCGACTGCTCAGGTTCAATCGGACAAGAAGAGATTGACCAGTATGCGGCAGAGATACTCAAGGTTCAACAAGACCACCACCCTCAGAAACTACACATCATCTACTTCGACTCAGAGGTTTGTCACTATGATGTGTATGAGCAAGGTGAACCACCAGTTATCAAGCCACATGGCGGTGGCGGTACAGCGTTCAGTCCAGTGTTTCAATACATGAGAGATAACGACATCAACCCTGTCGCTTGTGTATTCCTGACAGACCTGTGCTGTAGCGACTTCGGTGACGCACCAGAATACCCTGTGTTGTGGGTATCAACACACGACAACCAAGCACCCTTCGGTGAAATAGTAATGATGGAGATATGATATGGCTACTGTAAGATTTTCCGATGCTCTCAAGAGCGAGATTCGTAACAACGCAAAGGCAATGTTCAAGCAGAATATTGACAAGGCTAAGGCGGATGTACCTGCACATTGGGCAGACAAGATATACCAAGGGTTCTTCCCTGCCGATGACATTGCTAAGTTCGATGCACTGCCTGCCCATGTGATGGCAGAGAAGCAATCACTGGACTTTGAAGGGTTCTTCAATGCACCAGAGGATGTATTCCAAACTGCTACACACAAGCAGAAAGCGTATGAATGTTCGACTGTAAGGCTAGAGTTCAGCAAGGATATGCGTTGGCCTAATGAAATTGAGAAGATGAATACTGGGTTCAAGTTCAACTGGCGTAACTCTAGGGCCGACTACAACGACAGTCGTTGGGCATGGCTTATCCCTGAGTTCAAAGAGTATGTCCGTAAGATATTTGAACAGGAATCTAAAGAGGCTTCCTTCCTTGAGGGTGTGGATAAACTCATGGAAACATATTCTACGTTAGCCCCTGCTATCAAGGCGTGGCCTGCACTGTGGGATTTAGTTCCTGATGAAGCCAAGGAACGACATAAGAAAGTAGTCGAGCGAGTTAAGAAAGATGCCAGTGATGTTGGCGTTGACCTTAACAGTATGACTGCCGCTGTAACATTTTCAAAACTAACACGATAGGGAGACTTAAATGACTTGGCTAAAACCAGAAGATAGAACCATTCTAAATCACGAACAAGCAAACTCACTCTGGTCGAGGGTGCGTAACCCTGAGAAGGGTAAGCCTATCACAGGTTGGCTTCGTATGTTCAAGGTAGGCGATGACTTCCTGTTCAA